CAACGTAGCCACTTTGTTCCCGTCTGCATCAGCGCTGGATGCATAGAACATGGAGAGCGTCAGATCCGTGCGTTGATACATCATTGCTTACCTCCACGGCGATGGCGGGAACGGCGACCGCCAGGCAGCGGGGATTGTTGCTCCTGTACCAGCTCACCCTCTAAAGGTTCCTGAGCCGACGCAGCAGCCGGGGCCGGGGTCGAGGCCGGGGCAATATCATGCGCAATCGTCAGTTTCAGCAGGGGGCGTCCGCCCTGGACATGCTCAAAATGGATGCCATGTACGGCTTCATTCATCCGTGACTGGCCATCCGTCTCCAGAACGGTCAAAGCGCCATCAACGTATTCAATTTTGAAATTATTCATCGGGTTCTCTCTGTTGCTGTTTTCGCTCTATGGCAGGGCCAGCACAACGACTCCAGATTGGAATCGTCGTCTGTACCGCCACGCGCTTTGGGTATGATGTGGTCGACGCTGGTCGCTTTGGTGGCGATGCCATGACGCCGGCAGTTTTGGCATAGATATTTATCGCGCTGGAGGATTCTGGCGCGGCGGATTTCCCAGGGGCGACCGTAGCCCCTTTCATGCCGGCTTTTCCCGCCCTGGTAGTTGCGCCAGCCGTCGCCAGCATGTTGCTGCCGGTGAGCATCGCAGTAACCGCTGGGGTCGTTGGTTATCGCCGGACACCCCCGGTGGCGGCATGGACGTTTAGACCGGGCTGGCATGTACGTCACCAGTGATACGTTCTGAAATACGGCAAGACAAATCACTAATCAAAACACATGCGCTGTTGAGACAAGATTCAAGATCAGTCACACGGGAGTTAAGGGCGGTAGTATTCGAGCTGTTAAACGAAGATTCCCGCACGACGTTGTACAGACGTCCACCCGGTTTGAGCGAGTTGGCAATTGCAGTATCAACAAGATCTGAAATTTCTTTGCTCAGCCCATTAATGCTTTCGATGGCATCAGAGGTATCCAGCTCCAGTTTTAAATTAATGGTCCCTGCTGTTTTGCGATCTTCACGCCCGGCTTCTATTTCAGCAGCTAAGGGAGAGCCTGAAGCCACCTTCACCTCTCCCTCGCTATAAACTTTGAAAGTACCGACGGATAAGTCCGATTCTTTAGGCCGTTCCTTTTCCTGTTCACCGGATGCATGCCCCAGCGCACTAAACGCAGACTTAACGGCCCTGGCCAGTAGTTCAGCAACATCGCCAGCTTTCTCATGGGGAACGTTATGCAGTGAATTGGCCAGAACCTTCGACAGCGTTTCCTCCTCGATGGTATTGCCGCAAACATAGGCTGCGCTACTGATCTTCCCTTTAATCATGGCTTTGTTAATGCTTAATCCTTCCGGATGAACCGAGGGCTGCCCGGAAGATTTTGCATTTGCAGGCTGTTTGCCGAAGCGAGTTTTAACCAGATACCCAATAGCGAACGCATACCCCGCAGGAGTCAGCCAGGTGAAATAGTCTTCCCCTTTGTATGGCGTGGCTGTATGGCCGGTCTCGGCAAATCCCAGAGAACGCAGTGCGGAGGCGCCGGCTTTTGAAGGAATATCACCAGATACGAGTGCACCTCGGAAAAAAAGAGCATACAGCACATCCTGAGCACTATCAGAAAGCTCTAATACGGGTCCTGAGGCCAGGGTACCAATGCTGGAAATACTCTTCTGGGTCGCGTTTGCATTGTTCTCAGCAATGTCTCTGGTCAGCTGAGTGATTGCTGCGCCAGGATTATTGAGTTGTTGATATGCATTGGGCGGATTACTTGAGCGATCAGGCATGAGTTTCCCCATTATGTGATGATAAAAAGACAAAGGCCGCCCGAAGGCAGCCTTATGCTCTACAGTGGCAGACCAGTTATCCCTTTATGGGGATAGAACACGATTTATCCCTAAATGGGGATACCGGTTCTTGGCCTGTGCGACCGTGGTCGCATAGCCTCCATTTTCCCGCTATGCGACCGGCGGATAGTGAACCGTGGTTTGACATCCTCCGCGCCCTAAAGGACATGGGTTCCTACTACGTTCAGGCTCTCGCCTGAATCATTTCGGTGGGTTCCTGCTTCGACGAGCGGCCTGACTGCACCATCCCTCCACAGGCAAGCACGGCATGTCCTGCCGCTAAAATGTTACGTGCTCCGTTGATATCGGCGTTCTCGGTGTAGCCGCATACCTGACACACGAATTTACTTTGCGTTTGACGGTTTTCTTTCGCCGTATGACCACAGCAGGCACACCGCTGACTGGTATAGGCAGGTGGTATCGCCAGTACCTGACCACCGCGCCAGAGCTGCTTGTACTCAAGCTGACGGCGCATTTCGTACCAGCCCTGATCCAGTATCGAACGGTTTAAGCCTGATTTGGCTCTGACGTTTCGTCCGTGCCGCTCTGCCGTACCTTTTGCCGATTTCGACATGTTACTGACCTTCAAGTCCTCAATGACGATCATCGCGTGGTTTTTGCTGATTTCACTGGTGACTTTGTGAAGGTAGTCGCGCCGGATATTGGCAATGTGCGAGTGCAGACGCTGGATTTTTTTCTTCTGTTTCTGCCAGTTTGCGCTGAATTTTACTTTGCGGCTTAATTGTCGCTGGAGCACTGCCAGCTTTCGCTGGCTTACTTTAAAGCTGTTGACGGGCTGATATACCGTGCCATCTGATAGTGTGGCAAGTTTCGTGACTCCGGCATCCAACCCGACCATTGACTTTGCATGGTGAGCGGGAGCAGTCACTTCGTATTCCGTCTGGATACTGACGTACCATTTACCGCATGACTGGCTGACCGTGACATTTTTCACTTCGCCAGTGACTTCACGACTGTTGCGGTAGCGTATCCACCCTAACTTTGGCAGCAATATACGACTATTGGTTTGATCGAGCTTTACGCCCTGCGGGTAGCGAAATGCATCGCTTTGGTCTCGTTTTTTGAAGCGGGGGAACGCTGCGCGTTTCTGGAAGAAGTTCTTGTAGCCGCGCTCCAGATCTTTCAGTGACTGCTGCAACGGCTGTGAGGGAGATTCTTTCAACCATTGTGTTTCAGGCGCTGATTTCCACTCAATGAGCCATGAAGCCATTTTGGTATAGGGAATATATTTGTTTCCGGCTTCACGGTTCTCATTCTGAAATGCCAGCGCGCGGTTAAAAACGAAGCGACAAGCCCCTGCGAAGCGCCGCATATCGCGCTCCTGCTGACCATTTGGTCTTAGCTGGAATTTGAAGGCCTGTCGCTTCAGCATACAATATCCTACCTATTACCGAGGGTTAGCTGTTCCCATTCGGCTCGGTATTGCTCTGCTTCAATAGCCAGATTACGTGCAGCACTTAGCATTTGCACAGCATCTCGCACATAGATGCTACTTTCACTTCCATCAAGTGCATTCTGGGTAATATTTAGCAAAGCAACTATCTGACAGAGTACAGATTCTAGCGATTCAGCTAGTCCATGTTCGTTCATTTTCATTTGATCCATATTGCACCTCCCGATACTGGTAGGCGTGCCTGGAAAAACAGAACGAACTTGTAGGAAAGCTGGCGGCGCGCTGCATGCTCACTATCAGCAATAGTCGAAAAATGATGAATGTTGTTTTTACGGTCGGTCCGACAGATCGCCGCGAATTTGAACTGATACATGATTCACCTCTGATTGATGGTTTTGCCACCACCAGAGTTCTCACGCTCAATTGGTGGTAGCCCAGGCGGGGGTGAGAAACCGGCACAATCAGCAACCGGCCAGCCCGAAAGCTGCCCCACCTGAGCCACCATAATTCAGGTATGCGCAGGATTTACACACAAAAAAACACGCAAGCGCGTGTTGTGCGCTGATTGTCTCGCGGGTTCTCACGCCCGGCTGCAGATTTTGCTACAGCGGGGTAACTCTACCGCCAACATACAACACACGTCAATCATTTGCGTAGATACTTTATCCTGTGACCCGTCGCGGGGATAGTCGTTTTTATAGTTGACTTTATCTCGGTGCGGTGCAGCCCGCTTCCAGTGCGGCAATGTAGCCGGTCAGTTTACCCATATCGTCATCAGCGATAACGAAATGCCCATCGACGTGAACCACATCAATCACCGGCTTTTCCGCTGCGCACGGAGCCGGATTCAGTGTTGGTGTCATTGGCGTTGATTTCACGCACCCGGCCAAAGCGACGCAGATAATCAGCTGGGTTATTACGCGCATACTCAATCCTCGCCTGGCGCTCCGCTTCATTGCGGGCTTTTACTGCCTGGGCGATCATCTCCAGGATAATCGCCAGCACTCTCAATCCGGCTTCCACGAAGCTCTCCATTGTTTTTGGCCGTTTCCACCATCACACGATAATCAACATCTGATGGGCCTTTGGCTTTCCCGGCATCCCGCGCAACTTTGCTGATCGCATCAGCGTTCCGGGCGTGGGCATAGTTCGCGGCAACGAGGTCGAGAATTTTCATGACCACCGTGGGAATCCTTTTGGTCACTGACGGGGGGAGTACGGCGCGCAGCTGCGCCACCGCATACAGCACGATAAATACGGCAGTTACGCCGCTGGCCCAGCCAGTAGGAAGAGCGCTCAGAATTGAATCCAGATCCAAACCAAGACTCTGGCTCTCATTTGCCATCGCTGGTTGCGTCGCCATCACGAGAAGGACGAAGGCACCATTCATCAGCAACCAGGCTTTAGCCATACGTTTTAAACTGTTCATAATCACTCCTCGCGCCTCACTGCGTGAATAGCGCATCAACGCCAGCACGCTGGCATTTATCGATATAGTCCTGCGGCGTGCCTTTGCCCGCCGAGGTGTTGTAATACTTCTTCCAGTAGTTCGCGCGTCCCTCCCGGGTCGCCGGAATCGACTCGGAAACGGCCAGATAACGCAGGCGGCAAAACAGCATCGCCAGCAGCGGGGACGTTCTCAGCTCCTGATAAACTGTTCGGCTCAGGTCGATACCAAACTGATTCAGCAGTACTGGGGCATAACGGCTGTTTTTGTACTTATCGCGGAGCCATTCGAAGGTACCGAGATCAACCTGGGTTAATCCGGTTCCGGCGCTGGTCGGCGTCGGGTCTTTGTAATCGCCGAGCAATGTCTCAGCTGCGGCCGTTTCGACACACAGCAAAACAGCTGCATTCGCCTTGCCATGCCCGATCACATCGCAAACGGCTTCGGCATACAGGCGCGCGTCTTGCTTGCTCACCAGTCCATAATTCATCTTTCTTTTCTCCCGCCGAAAATTCGGCTGATAGTTCGTTTTGCAAAGCCGGTGATTTCGTTGACGGTGTGTGGCCATGCCACAGCCGATAAACCGGCGAGAGTGATTACGTTCAAAATTGAGATGTTGCCCATAGCGCCGTAAGCCCAGAGGATGATGGCCACGATTACGCCTCTCAGAACGTCTCCGATGAGGCGGCGCGGGTTGATAGGGGTTTCGGAAAGCAGGGCGCTTGATACCACCCCGGCGGCCAGCATGAGCAAGACCAGCCAGAGATCAGGATTTCCATATTCGATAGCTGTGTTCATGACTCCGCCACCCGCGTGGCGGGTAATAAAAAGCCCCGCACTTAGGCGAGGCTGTTGATTATTGTTTTTCTATCTCGGAGACCGTCTGTAAAAATCGCTCCTCTTCCAGCTCTACGCCGATGGCTCCGCGTCCTAACTGCAGCGCGGCTTTTATCGTTGCACCCGACCCCATAAAAAAGTCGGCGATCACATCGCCAGGGCGCGTACAAGCCGAAATGATGTCGAGCATCATCTGCAGCGGTTTTTCGCATGGGTGTTTGCCCGGATAGTACGGAACCGGTGGATACGTCCACACGTTGGTGTGTGGAACATCTTTTGTCACATGGAAAGGGCGCCGCAAATTCTCATACTGCTGTCGCAGTTCGGAATACTGCATAACCAGTTCGGAATATAGCGCCGTTAAAGTGCCGTATTCCTCCTGCAGCGCCGCATGCGGCTCTGACAATCCCGTTATTCCCTGCTCTGCGGCCTTACGGTTAAACAGCGCCTGCAGCGCCAGGTACTGCCGTTCATTGGGCAATTGCCATTGGCTGACGCTAAACCAGTGGCTACACATTTTCGTGCCGGTTGCCGCGTTGATTTCGGCAGCGGAAATACCAAGTCGCTGGCGAGCATCCCGGAAATAAGCGATAAGCGGTTCGAAGACCTGGCCTTTCAACTCCTGGCACTTTGTCGCATACCCAGCCTGGCCTTTAGCAAAGCCTTCCGCGCCGTAATGCTCTGCGAAGAAAATATGCTCACTGGCCGGAAAATAAGATCGGAAACCTTCTTTACGCGCGCCATTCCAGCGCCCGCTGGGTTTGGCCCAAACGATATGGTTCAGCACGTTGAAACGGTCACGTAACAACAGCTCAGTGTCCGATGATAATTTCGGCCCGCAGAACACATATAACGACCCTGCTGGCTTAAGCACTCGCCAGAACTCGGCGAAAAACTCATCCAGCCAGGCCAAATAATCCGTTACGCTGGGCCATTGGTTATCCCAGGCATTTGCCTTTACGCGGTAATACGGTGGGTCGGTAATGATGGCGTCTAAGCTGTTGTCCGGCAGGGTTTTGATGTACTCAAGTGAATCTGCATGCACAAGTTCAGCACTGTTTATTTTCACAGTGTTTTTCATGGTCTTTAGTGGCCTTTTTTGGTAGGCTCTTTTTGCTGTTGCGCAATCAGCAATGGGCCTTGTTTTGACCCTGTCAGGCGGCATGGGTTGAAAGCTACAGCATGGTGACACATGCTGTAGCGCCCATTTCCAAGGCATAAAAAAACCGCCTTGGCGGCGGTTGTGAGGGCGTTGGCTATAAAATTCCCAACGTACAAAAACGATACCTAAAAAAGCCTTATTTGCCAACCTTTTTCATTTTCTTTCTATGCGACCGCGGTCGCACAGTTTTTCAAAAGTTATCCTTTTCTTTCTGTGCGACCGTGGTCGCACAGTTTTTAAAAGCTACCATTTTGGTATTCCGGGGTAAGGGAGTACCGCCCAAAAGCGCCCCGCTGCGCCACCCTCATACAAAGCATCTGCTCGATAATAAACTCCACCGCTGGCAGGCTAATGCTGCAGGCGGTGCTTAATTCCTGCAGGGTGATGCGGGGGTGTCCCCGCATTACACTCTCAACGCTCAGGGCCGCTTCGGTCATATTCTCGCGGATCTGTTTCACGTTCATCATTTCCCCCTTTAATCTTCAAACTGGTAATCGACATCGGCCATAAAGCTGTTAAGGTCGGCCAGTTTGGGTTCCATTGTTCCAATCAGTCGGCCCGCCAGTCTGTCTGTAATGTTCTCGCTGTTGAAGCTGTACTCACGCTGGAAACGCTTCACTTTTTGCCAGAGTTCATACAGCTCGTTAGAAATCTCAGCCGCGTCCTGTCTCATTTTTTCGTTGCCTTGATAGTTCACAATATCCTCCAAATTCATCTAGTTACCGGGTTTGTTTCCCGTCTCAACGACACGAACTGTAACTCTGGCAACATGAGACATCCAGTCTTATTTTTCACTTTTTAGTTAAATTTCTCTATTGTGTGAAAATTAATTTATTGGTATATTTAAACACATAGGGAGGATATACTATGTTTAACGTGATAACCCACCCGGCAGCACTGGAAGAGTTACAGGAACTACCGGACGAGTTACGAGGTCGCATGACCCGACTGATTGAAAGACTGGAAAGTGAAGGAAAACTAAAAATGCCTCATAGCCGCGTAATTGGCGCCGGGCTTTTTGAGTTAAGGGTTGGAGACAAAAACATAGCAAGAACGTTATACGCTTACGCAGTCGGCCACGAAATCTACCTACTGCATGCGTTTGTTAAGAAGACACAAAAAACCCCGGCAGGGGCCATAGAGATAGCGAGAAAGCGCCTGAAGGAGATGAGCTAATGAAAGTAAAAGGCATCCCATTTAACCAGGTCAAAGAAAGTCTGCTCAACACCCCGGAGGCAATCCGGGGTTACCAGGAAGCAGATAAAGAGCTGGCACTGGTCGAAATGCTGTACGAGATGCGTGAAAAGGCTGGGTTAAGCAAATCTGCCCTGGCGGAGCGGATGGGGATCACGCCATCTGCTATTAGCCGCCTCGAGGGGAACCCGTTGGGGGCCAGCATGAAGACACTGAGCAAATACGCGCAAGCGTGCGGCGCTGAAATTAACATCCAGGCCGTATACTGAACGTAAAAAGGTGAGGGAGACCTCACCTTTTTCAATTCGGCTGGCTAGTGGCTTCTTCCTTCAACCTTGTTGAGATCCCGGCACCGCTGCAACATCCGACGTGACATACAAATGAGGCGCATAGTTTGAGCCACATGCAAACTGGCCTCCGGGGATGCCATCGCCACCGATACCATATCTAATACGGCATCGATATCACTCAGCTCAGCATCCAGCCTTTCACAATTTGAGAGGACCGTATCTTCCATCACATAGCCTACCCGTTATTCGTCTTACAAAATATTAATATACTGTATAAAAACACAGGCGTTTTGGCAAATGCTAAAACGTCATTTCCTGTCAAGGTGCTCATCAAATTTGCAGATTTGTCCGATACTTATGCGCGCGGCCTATGCCTCTTTCCCTTTTTTCAAGCGTCCCGTTCCTTACTGCAACGTCCAACATTTGCCGAATAGTCCGGGCATTCAAGCCCACGTCAAAGACCAGCATCGATGCAAAGACAAAGCCGTCGCCACCGCTGGCCAGGCTACTTTGCGTTCGTTGCCGGAGTTTCTCCAAAAGCAATGCCGATTTATCCATTTTTAAGCCTCCGTGACCAGTCACGCCTTAATGGCCAGCTTTAGTCTGACAGTCGTCAGTAAGCATGAATTTTCGCCGTCGAAGATGCATTCAGACACCGGCAGCGCCTGGCCACATCGCTGACATGTGTTCGCCAGGCTCTTCTGAAGCTCTTTGTAGTTCTTACGGATTAACAGGCCGATTACTTCATTTTCTGAATACGGCGTTCTGCCTGGGCGGCGCTGGATGCAAATTTCGCCCAGCATGCGCAGTTCCTCCGGCTCAAGTACCCAATCGCGTCTGGTGGTGCCGGACTGCTTTAAACGTTCACGGCGCTGCCGTTGCCGTTCTGCAGGGGTTTTAGCCACGGCATTCCTCCCGTTGAGTGTGCATCGCTTCTTTTTCATCTACGCTCCATGCAGTAGCCAGAGCATGGGTTACTTGATGAAACGAGTGCTTAACTTTCACAAAGGAGGCTTCACCGTCAGAAGAAACAGTTTCGATTGTTGTTAGCTCACCACCGCTTTCGTAATCGGGGTAAAACTGAGATACCAGGTTGCTCTCGACAATCACAGAACCATCGGGAGTGCGCATTTGCAGTCTCATACTTTCCCTCCTTCGCGCAGCTGCTTGGCGAAATTAAGCACCTCTTCTGTCGTGCCATTCCAGCGGCCATCTCTGCTGGAAACCCACTCCTCCACCCCATCAGCCTTAATCCCGGCCAGGTAGGCGTCGGTGGCGGGAGTCATCCGGTGATACATCAAGCTTTCAAACGCCTTTTGCAAACCGACATCCGGCAATGGCTCGCTGCGGAACGAATCCAGAGCAAGCAACATTGCCACGCTGTCTGTTTCCGGAACTCTTTTCAGCGCCACATTCTCCGCTGCAAGTTTGTTAAACTTGTCCTGCAGCTGCTCGATGTGAGCGGCCTGGGCGGCGTTTGCGCGCAGCGCCGTCTCCAGCGAATCAGCCAGGACATCCAAATCATCAAGTGCCACGAACAGGACATCGTAGCCAAGCTCTCTTGCTGAGGACGTGCGGCGCTTAATGCTGTTAATCAGTCGGGTGATATCTGTCATGCAAGCCACCACTCAAGCAAGTTAAGAAGGCCGTACCCAAAGCCAAACAGCGCCACTGATAAAACCAAATCTGCGACAACGTTCAGCACCTGTAGCGTTTTCAGGCTGTAGTTGAATAGTTCAGAGTTCATGCGACCTCCGGCTGGCAAACCTGTTTCAGCACGCCGAGGATCATCAGGCAATCGGCAAGCGCGCGATGGGCGCCAGCGGTTGGAATGCCGTGGCGCGCAGCTGCTGTAGCCAGGCTCTGCCTTTTGAAGTTTTTGCGCTTCTCGTCGAACTCCCCATACCACTGGTCATAAACCGCTTTGGCGTCAATGTGGCGCGTCTCAATGGCCATGATGATGGAGGTGATGAGGTGAGGCTTTAGGTCATCAAAAAATCCGGTCTGCAGGCAGGTCTGCACCATCAGGCGGGCATCAAAACTGGAGTTCCATGCCAGCCATTTATGCTTACGAATAATTTTCAGCGCAGCCGGGAAAACATCGCACCATGCTGGCGCATCAGCGACCATTTCGTTGGTGATGTTATTAATTTTGGTAACTTCTGGCGGAATAGGGCGGCTCGGCTTCACCAGGGTGTTTAACAGAATCTCACCACGCATATTAATTATCGTGATCTCGATAATTTCATCAGAAGCCATAAGCCCGGTGGTCTCAGTATCGATGATGACATGATCGCTGTTCAGCCAATTTGCCATAATCATTTTAAAAATTGATTGATGGTAGGTAAGCATTTTATTCCCATATTTTTTGTTGAAAAGTTCTGGATGGCGTTGGGACTTTTCTGGACTCAGGGAGATAAACAAAAACGTAATACGTCCCGTCTAAATCATCCGAACGCGTGATTAAAGTCTCTCGACCTTTATTTCGATAAACGTTAGAAATTCGCACCGCATCATCGTATGACATGGGGCCTTGTTTAAATGGAGTTCGCATCATTACCCTATGCGACCGCGGTCGCACCCTCTTTTATTTCCAGATAACGTTTCAGCCACATATCTTCGATGTGTTTATTACCAGGCTGATTTGACAGGTACCATTCAGTGATAACCGATTGCCGGTTCGTATCAGGATGAGTCCGGTAATCGCAGGTTGGGCACCAGATAATGTACTCTTTACGGTTTGCGGCATACCTAAGTTCGGGTTTACCGGGCTTCCTGTGCATAATCTGCTGGCACAGGCACGTTGGCACTTCCTGTACAATGGCGGTTGATGATTTCACTGCGCTTCTCCGCTGCGTTAAATAACGCGATGCTATTCAGATGCAGGCATCGTGATTTCATTAATAGCCAGCGTTTTTTATAATCCTTACGCCAGCTATCGACGGTGATATTAAGCAAAAGACTCATATGCTCATCCTCACGCAGTGGGTCCATATACTCTCCACGTAATATTGATGCTTTAACCCGCTGGATAGCGTAATAAGTTAAATTTCGCATCTTTTTCTTTGTCGCCTCTTTCATTTTTTTGAAATCAGGCTTTGAATGAGCGATAAGAAAATCCAGCCATAGCCACTGGCATATAACTTCATCATTTTCAAAATTAGGCTTACAGCCATAGCAATAATGCAGCCAGGCAATTTCCTCACGATTTAACTGCTCAATGGCTCTGCGCCAACTAGCCGTCTGAAAATCAAGTTCAGTCAGCAGCATTGAGGATTGCTTAAACGTTTTCCCAACATGGTAACGAACCTGCTCAGCCGCGACCGAGATCTCGTATTTATTATTCTCGCCCATTTGAATGACCCGGGTTGGCTTATCAGTAAACCTGCCGGAGTTGGCAAGACGTAACTGCTCAAGCTGAACTTCTAAAATTCCGCGCTGGAGGTAATGCAGATCTGAAAGGGCCGTGGCCACACAAGCGCGGATTCGTTCAAGTTCCATCACTACCGTCCTTGCTAACCCGCTTAACGGTGAAGTCGCTCTTCAGTTTGTATGCCGTGCGGACCTCAATATCGCTCTGGCGTAACGGTGGAATCTCCCCAGCCGCAAGCCATTGATAGACCGCGCCAGGTGTTACACCTACGCCTGCAGCTGCTTTTTCGACGTCGCCAAAGTGGCGGATAAGTTCTTCTGGCTTCATAAAATTATTATATGCCATAACCATAAATTAAAGCCAGGTATAATTCATAAATTTTATAGCCAGCTATAAAGAGATCGTTTATGATTGATCGTATGAAAACACGAGGCGAACGACTGAAAGCACGCCGTTTAGAATTGAAGATGACACTGAAGCAAGTCGCGCAAAGTGTCGGTATCTCTCTTCCTGGCGTCCAAAACTTAGAACGTGGCGACGTTATGCCGTCGCTGGAGATCGGGCTTGCCCTGGCGAAATGCCTGCGCAAACCTGTGCAATGGATACTTTTTGGTACTGAATCTGATCCTGACCGCGTTCCTGTTATTGGCACAACAGAGAGTGGTCCGGATAGCGACTGGCAGCCAGGAGAACCTACCAACACAGAACGATTCCTGCCATTTGTTAGCCAACGGGAAACCGTTTATGCGCTCACTGTCGGGAACCAGGTTCAGCACAGCTATCAGCCGGGTGACGTCGTCCTGGTTGACTCAGCTCTCACGCCAGTTCCGGGTGAGGATGTGTTAGTTTGTGATAAAGACGGGAAAATCTCGATACAGCGGTTAGCGCGCTTCGACGATGAGCGCTACTACTTAGATGGCGTTAACTCTCAACGAGTTATCCATGAGAAAAGTGATCTTCAATTTGTGCACCAAATAGTCGGTACGATCAAATCGTTCATGATAGAGGGTAGATGACAGAATAACAGGGTTTATTGCTGCCTATAAATCTGGTTTAATGCGAGCTATAATGTATCGCGGTTGAATCAGACTGCAGCAGCTGAAAAAAGACGAAAAAAAACCCGAGTCGGCAAACTCGGGCCTTTTTTCAGGAGCAGCCCCACGACAAACGCAGCACAGTCCCTACGAAGATTTGTGCGTTTATTGTGGCTGCTCCTGCGGATTTTTTCAACCCGAAAAAACATACATTCGCATGGAAAGGCTAAAAATGACCTTACAAGAATTCTATGCGGCTCGCTTCGGTAGCGATCCGTATTCATTGCTTGAAGCAGCGCGGGATGAGCTGTCAGAGCTGGCCACAATGGCTGGCATTAACTGGGCAGCATGTGCTGATAACATTCAGTTGAACCCGCGCGGCGGGGAAGAACGTTATTCAAAATATAACGGTGGCGCCCCCGAGGCTCTGGAAAAGAGCCTCAAAGGGCGTGTGGAAATCTACTCCCGCAAGGAACAACACAAAAGCGGCATCAGCTACCCATTCGTCAACTTTGTCCAGAAAGGGCATGACGAAGGTTCCTGGAGCGGCTTCTCCTTCCTGTTCGCCGAATACCGCCGTGAACAACAAAGAAATCATGCGACCGTGGTCGCACAACCTGCTGAAGAACTGGCGCGTATTGAACGCCAGGCAGAAGCCCGCAAGCGCCGCGCCGAACAGCAACGGATAAATGAACTTAAAAACAATCAGTTAGAGCAGGAACGATTGCTCGGATGGTTGGCGTTCCACAGTGCATGGGAACATGCGCCAGCTGAGGACGGGTCGTGGCCTTACGCAGTGAAAAAAGGCATTCGTGACGTATTCAGCGCTTGCGATATTCGTCGCGTGACCAGTCACGACAACGCAAAATGGAGCCGTGGACCGACTACATACATGGCGATTCCGCTGGCCCACCTGGACGGACGCAAAGACGGACAAATTGTCGGCTGGCAGCGTATCGACCAGCGCGGCGGTAAATTCCAGACCAGCGCGATCACCAGTGGTGATTTCGTCGGGGCGTGCTTTGTTATCGGCAACCTGAACGGCGCGCAAAATATTGCAGTGGTGGAAGGTTTCGCCACCGGCGCGTCCGTATGGCTGGCTACCCGTAAGGACCCGAAAAAAAGCTTTGATGCTGTCGTGGTCGCAGTGGCCGCAAACAACATGACCCATGTTGTTGAGCAGCTGGTGAATATGTACCCGGCAGCAAAAATTACCTGCGCCCTGGATAACGACCGCAAATCATCGGCTGAAGGTAAAGGCAACACAGGCCTGCGCACCGGATACGACATCATGGAGAAGTTTTCCGGCGTCAAATGTGTTTACCCAACTTTTGAGGATGACCCTGAGCAGGAATGCAGCGATTTTAACGACCTGCACAGCTTGAGAGGGCTGAAGGAAGTCGCTCGCCAGTTAACGAGAAATAATCTGAGCCGTGCAACCGACCTGTTGTCGATTACGCTGAATAAACTGCGTACTCTCCCGCGGCTGAACAGACGTACTTTTGCCAAAGAGCTGCTTCGCGCCGTCGATATTGGCATGCTGACATGCCCGGTACCAAACAGCCCGAAAGAACTTATGCGCCTGTTCAGCAGCACGCTGCGAGATATGGGGATCGCAGAAATTTATAACGGTACCGTTAAAGATCACATTACGCGCCGGTTGAATCGCAAATGCCGTGCCGCGCAAACATCACGTTCGTTCAGTGAACGCATCACCAACCCGAACCTTCGCCCGTCACACATCACTTACAAACGGTTTGAAACCTCCAGGATGACTGATGAGGTTATGACATACGCCGCACAGCTGCAGGGCATCGTTATTGTCCGCGCCGGGATGGGCTCTGGTAAATCGACAGGTCTCCTGCGTCCACTGATGCTGCAGTCCACGCGTGGCGTTTCCGTCGCGCACCGCGTATCCCTTATAGGCGGCCTGCATGAAATGATGACCGAAGGGAAAGGCGCTAAAGCCGACATTCTGCATTATCAGGATCCCGGCTATCAGGAAATGGCGCCATATGCCAACAAGCTGACTATTTGCATCAACTCCATACTTAAAGGCTGCTGGCAACCGCTGATGCGCCAGCATGACTTCTTCGGCTTCGATGAAGCAACACAGGGCCTGCGTGCCATTCTGGCCGGGCGTGCGATGGAAAACCCGGTAGGCGTATTCAACACGCTTATCGACGCGCTAGCGCGTACTGAAGAGCATGCCATTATGGTGGATGCCGACGCCAACGATCTGCTTGTCGACCTTGCTGAACTGGCGATGAAGCGACGCGAGGAGCTGGGCCTACCTGCCTGGCTGCAAATTCACGTGATTGAACTCCCGGTCGACGTTCGCAACCGCGAAACCAACAAGCCTATCCGCGTATTTTATACCGAGAAAAATCGGATCATGACCGAGGTCATCGCTGCAGTGCAACGCGGCGAACGAATCATGCTGGCCACCGACAGTTCGACGTTCGCCGAAGACGTTACCATGCAGCTGAGACTCCATTTCCCTGACAAAAAGTTTCTCTGCGTTAACCAGAAAAACAAACAGGAGAAGGAAGTCGACGATTTCACCAACCAGCCTAAAGTGATGGTGAAAAAATATGACGGCCTCATCTACAGCCCGTCGATATCTTCAGGTGTATCGATTGAGGAGAAACACTTCCACCGCCATTTCGGCATGTTCTGCGGCGAAGTGGTCCCCAGCGACGCCATCCAGATGCTGCGCCGCGACCGTACAGCTCAGGAATACATCATCGGTTTCGACAAGCTTCGCGGTAAACGTGAAACCGATCCGGAAAAAATCAAACGCGCCTACGCGCAGGCCTTGCTCGAAACGGCTGGCCACTCCGGGCTGCTGACAGACGTTGTCTTTGACGGTGACCGAATTTCACTCGGTGTGGCTAACTCTTCATTCATGCAGCTCAAAATTAAAGCCGCCGCGCTCGAGGCGTCGGCCAGAAATGATTATGCCAGCAACATGATTTGCATCATGCATGATGATGGCTATCAGGTCGCGCCTATGGCTACCGACGCGCTTGCAAACAGCATCGGTAAGGATTTACGTAAAGAAGCCCGTGAGCTGGTCTTTGAGCAGCTTATGGAACGCCACCTGAGTGTCGATACCCCTGACCAAGGCGAACACGATGAGTTGATAAAAAAACGCACCCTGTCTCTGGATGAGCAGGCCCAGCTGGTCCGCTGGGACATCGAAAAGGAGCTGCAGCTGGATGTCGACGAGGAGGCGTTAAAATTCTATTTCGACGGCGGCCTGAAAAAAGTGCGTCTGTTTGAAACCATGCAGCTGGATGAGATAACCGCGCGTCGCCTTGACCGCGAGGAAGCGTTGATCCACTTTACCTACGCTTATCGCGTCGCCGGTCGCTGGCAGCAATTTGTCACAACAGCTATGACACGAGAACAGGCCGACGAGGAGTTCCACGCTAAATTCCCGGCCATAACCGATTACCGCGTCAAATCTACACCAGCGGTTGAAATAGGCATGCGTGGTTTTTACACTCTCAAATCAGCAACGCTGCGACAGTACTTCCGCGACTGTGGTATTGATCCAGAAACACTGACCGGTGAGGCCGACATGGACGCCCTCAAACGCGCCAGGGATAACCTGCTAACCCCGGAACGGCGCGATCTGCTGAACAACGTTTTGCGCATAGGTGGCTTCAACACAGAGAAGGGCAAAAAGAAAGCCCCTGAAGAACTATGCAAAGGCATCCTGGAGTCTATGGGGTTATCCAGTAAGACCAGACGCGCCAGAGATGGTGATGCTCGACCTACAATGCGTTCTATCGACTCACAGTCGGTCGAGTTCCTCATGAATATTGTGGAGAAGCGCCGCGAAGCAGGGTTATCAATTCACGCCCGCAAGGTCGAAAAAACCACCATCGAAGTGGATCGCGATCTGGATCTAAATATAGATATACATGGTAACCCTCGATCCAAAACAAGCCACATTCCGGACACCCCGCAATCAGTAATTATTCAGGCACTGGAGGCTATCCCGGTGACGGTGCCGGAAGCGTGGGCGGAGAACGCGTTGCCAGCAACCGAAATGGAGGCGGTACGCCTGTGGCCAGTGGCCAGCATCGCGAGAACGTTCGCCTCGCTGTACATGACCGAATTTATGGACCTGCTATCAGTACGCGAGATAAGGCTGCTGAAAGCTTTTCTGAGCCAGCGGCAAGCCGTGGCGATATAACCGGAGGGGTAATGGGAAAACAACGGGAATGCCTTGTCCTCGTGGAGGGATATGACCCTTATGTGGTCAAGGTCAGCCACGACGCGACAAGCTATAGCGATTATAAAACCGGCCGGGAACTTCCATTCACGATAATTCGGATGAACGGGTTCTCAGATAGTGAGGGCGTTTATTGCTGCATTGCCAGCGATAAGAGCATGGAAGACAGCACAGACGAAGCCAGGGCGCTTCTAAAAGCCTACAAGGTAGAACCCCTATGACGTCAACACCTGAGTTTTTGAACAAGCTGGACTACAGACAGCTTCAGTTCTGCCGTGATGAGTGCGAGGCCAGAATCAGGGCCATAGAGGAAGAAGAGAAAAAGGTAGCCTGGGCGGTTACTGATGGCCAAATTAATTATGGTTGGTATCGAACAGAGGACTACCTGAAAGCTGTCGAATGTTTAGCACGTGAAGCAGATGAGCGCTGGAAAGAAGAAGATAAAAGCAACCCTGAACCGCGCAATTGGTTGAATTTTTGTATCAGGGGGCAGCGGCTGCCAGTGTCTGAGTATGAAGCGTTATTTGCCGATGGCCAGTGGGGGTGATAGTGGTGTATGACTTACAAAAAATGATGGACGGTGAGCTGGTCCGTTTACAACTTGAGATTAAGAAAGAACAGGATAGGCGTTTAGCTGAAAAGATGATTCCTGTTTTTGGGGTGAAAACCAGCCCGGCAAATCAGTACGAATTTGCTGATCCGGCGCAGGCGATTTCCTGTGCTGCGGGATTGCTGGATAAGGTACTCGACGAAGTTAGGGATGACATCTCTAAAGGTGGATTACAGGGGTGGAACGGTGATTTGCTACGTATCTATGTTCAGCATGTAAGCGAGAGTGATTTTGCTATATTGCAGCCTCATTTGAGGGATAAAAAATCATGATTTATCGCAGAGGATGGGTGCCGGTGCTTCATCGTTATCAGCTGGAAAAGAAGCTGAAGGATGAAGGTTTCGACAATTACGAAGAAATCACCAGTTTCTTATGTGGAGGCCGCCTGGAGGATGAGCGTAGCCATTTTGCCTATCAAGTCGTCGATAACACCGAATGGGTAGAACGCCGTGACGCGACGTTCTGGCAGCGTCTGAACCGACTGTGGTTCGTGCCGCTGTATCTGTTAACAATTCCGTTCCAGTGGCTTATCCGTGGGCGTATGGGGTTTGAAACGACATCTAAAACAGGCGCATTCTTCAGCCGGTTAACCGGTTTGAAGTAGCCAGCGTATTGTTATGGTGTATAAATACTCTTTCTTTCCAGTAGTTAGCATTCAGAAGGAGAATTTTATATGCCACACAGCAATGGCAATGAAGGTACCCGTTTGGTCTGGTCAGTAGTAACCGGGGAAAAGACCGGAGGCGAGGAGCCTCATTTTGATTATCCTACCGCCCTGCAGGCGCTTATCATTGAGGCGCAGAGTTACTTGCAGGAGATACAGAAAAATCCTCAGCTGGAGCCGCGTCCAATTGGTCTTTTTTGCGAAAAAATACCAGATGAGGAATTTTTAGGTCGTTGACGGCTCCTATCATACTAACTGATCAGGTTCTGATCAGTTAGTAAAGCAAACTATAAAAACCCCTGTCGCCGTGACTGGTCACAGGGTAAAATCTCCATGTAATTTATTGACGTGCGTTGCGCTTTGGCGGTAAAGTTAGCCCGCTGCAGCAAAATCTGTAGCCGGGCGTAGGAACCCGATTAACCAAACGACGCACAGCACGCGCCAGCGTGTTTTTTTGTGTCTTTTGCCTGTACGCATCCAAATTATGGTGGCTCAGGCGGGGCAGCCGAAAGGCTGGCCGGTCTCGTTTGGTTCCGGTATTCCTACCCCCGTCTGGGCTACCACCCTCAAAAGAGCGTAGGAACTCTGGTGGTAGCACCTCTCTAACCAAACTGGAGTGCGCACCATGTTCAAATTCAGGTTCGCGGCGATCTGCCGTACCGATAAAAAATCCCATATCCATCATCTGTCCACTATCGCCTCATCCGAGCACGAAGCCCGTCGCCAGTTCGCCAGCCGTTTTGTTCTCGTTCTGTCAGCCCGTATCCGGGTTAGCGGGGTGGCCGCATGAATCAGGTGCAGTTAAACACCCAGGGCCTGCTTGAATCGATTGAGGAGCGCCTAGCGCAGATAGAAGCGCTGGTTTCCTCCGCCCATCGGACGATCTCCAGTTACGAGGCCTCACTGCATATGCAGGAGGCGGCAGAATTACTCCAGGTTGCCCGTGAGCTGGTACAAGAGGCCCGAAGCTGTTCTTCCTCTCTGTCAGCGCAGCTGACCGCCAGGGAGGCCAAATGAACGCACTATCTGTTTTCTCGTTTCAGGAAAACCACCCCGTTCGGGTGGTTCTGGTTAATGGCGAACCGTGGTTTGTGGCTAAAGATATCTGTGATGCATTGAAACTAGTGAACTCACGAAAAGCATTGTCATCGCTTGATGATGATGAAAAAAATACCGTAACTTTAAGTGACGGTAATCGTGGGAATCCTAACATGTCCATTATTTCTGAGTCTGGCCTGTACACTCTGATCCTCCGCTGCCGCGATGCGGTGAAGCAGGGAACGACGGCCTGGCGGTTCCGCAAGTGGGTCACCAACGAGGTTCTGCCAGCTATTCGGAAAAGCGGTGAATACAGCTACGTCGAACCCGCGCCAAAAAGCGCCGGTGAACCATTGGACTGGCGGCAAAAGGAAGAATTACGCGGCCTGATAAACGATATAGCCCAAAGTTTTCGGTACCACAACGCATGGAAAAGTGGTGTATGGCTGGCGCTACGTCGCGCCTGCAGGAATCCATCCCCCAATCCGATTACGGTTGACGATCTCCCGGCCATCACTGCCGAGTTGCGCCGGATATTAACGTCGGCAGAAACCGCGCTGGACAATATGCGGACCTACGAGCGGGAATTTTTGCGTGAGGTGGTTCGTGGGGCGCGTCGGAGTGTGTCGCGAGAGGAATTATCAATCATCGACCTTGGCTCAGAGGTGGAGAAGGTGCTGCCAGCGCATTTCGAGCTGGCCATCAATAAACTGGAGGCCTTATCCACAAAATTAGAGGCTCCTGCCGTCTCTTCCTGATTTTGTAGGGCTGGATACTGGAAAGGCCACAGGCGATAACCTGTGGCCTTTTTGTCACTTGAAGTAGGCACTCCAGGCAGATTGCATTGCCTCTACCCGATTACCGGCGGCACCAGACCAGGCGTAATGACGGCCATCGAATTCAAACTCCACCATGTAGGTACCATCGCCATTATCCCTCGGCGCTTTAAAGTTTGGCTTGGCAGGATGTTTCTCTTCCTGCTCAGCCTCCTCGGCCTCTTCAGCGTCGTCCACTTCCTCCAGTTCCTCTCCTTCGCTTTCGTCTACTTCGATCTCATCGTCATCCAGCGTTTCATCTTCCTGGTCTCCGTCATCGAGATCGGCGTCGTCGATGGGCTCAAGAATTTCTTCATCAGGCAGGACTATTGCAGGCGCCTCGTCCTTCAGTTGCCACTGCCCATTTTCACCGACGAACTGGCCCAATGCATCGGCGGCAAACTCCAGGTAGCGAGGAATCAGCCTGGTACTGAAGTTAAATGGTCGCAGGGTACTGTTTGTGATCTTTATCGATGGGTCCTGCTCCACCAGCTGCTTCACGGTTTCATGAATACGAACCCCGGCGTCGCCTTTGGCGAAATCTGGCATCATGCTATCCAGCTTTTGCAGCGCTGCCAGCCGGGTATTTTCCTCGCCAACATGTGGACGCCAGGTTCTGGAGAAGTTTGCCAGTTTAAACTGCTTATAGTGCAGCTGGGTGTTTTCATCGTCATGACCGAGAATCTCCATGAAGAAAACGTCCTCATCGACATTCTTCCACCGTGGGTCAACGCGGAAAAACATTTCATAGGCAATGCGGGCGTAAATAGCGCGGCTATCTTTATAAACGCGGCGGTCATCGCCTAAGAATTTTTTTACCCACGGATTAAACGCTGTCGCTAGAATAGCGTTAATACGACCATTTTCAGAGCGAGTATCATTTTCCCCATACCCTTTAACCACTTCATCAAAATCCGCAGCAGCAGGGCAGGAGCGAAGTTGGTTAACCAGACTCACAAATAAATCAGCGTCGCAAAGAGTATATATTTTTCTTGATACACCTTTATCTTCTGAGCGTTTTTTAGCTTGCCCTAAGAATGTTACTGTATATTTACCTGCGACGGAAAATTCACCCTGAAGCATGATTTCAATCATTCGTCGACCAGATAGCGCCGCAAGCGCGAACGCCAGAGGGGCCATACCTCGACGGGTGGTTAAATCAAACGAAGATATAGGTTTATTGATTATATCGTAGATAGCCTGCATATAGCGCGGATAGTCAATCACAACCACGTTGCGCTTTTTCTCGCTGAGTATGTTGGCCCAGCGCTGCTGGATGGAGGTTCGCTCTGCAGAGCTAAGCTGCAAGTGATAGAGGACCTCATGGTTTACTTTCAGATTGTTTAAATCTTCCAGAAGCGAAGAGCCTTGCTGGAAGAGTTTATAAAGATAATCTCGCTTTTCTTTCCAATCATCACTGTTTAAATCACTAATAGCAAATTGCCATTCTGGATATTTATTGGCAAGTTTGGCTAATTTTGCATCGCTGTTTTTCGCACCGATTTTTATATTTGATAAATCTTCTGCCAATGGCATTATTTCTTTTAGCTTGGCTTGCAGAGCTGACATATTTTGTCGAATTGATGCCGCAGGCATAGAAAGCCATGAGGATAATTCCTCATTGTATAATGGATACTTTTCGGATAATTTTATTACGTTTTTTTCAAAGTTATGATGTAATTTATCATCAAATCTTTTCCTTGCCCGGCTCATATAGGCATTGAAAGTATTAGCCGAAATTCTTTTCTCTAAGCTTTTTCCGCGAAACTTTCTTTTATCATTAAATAATGCATTCTTATATTTTATAGCTGCGGCTTTAATTTTCTTTGTTTTTTCGCCTTGTGGACGATCCGAGGCGTCGATAGCCTCAACCTCGTTCACAAGCGAATTGATTAGCTCACCAATCTTCACCTTACGCATGGTCTACCTCCTGTTCTCGCCCTTAATCATCATAACACAAACTGAGAAATATCACACAATCAAAGTGCAATCCAACGCCGTGACTATCATAACATAATCACATAAATATAAAATAACACTATTTAGATTCGTGCGCAAATCAATGTGCGACTGTGTTACGATAATCAGCACACAATAACCCATTATACGCGCGTATAATGGGTTATTGTGTGCTGATTATCGTAACACAGTCGCACATTGATTTGCGCACGAATCTAAATAGTGTTATTTTATATTTATGTGATTATGTTATGATAGTCACGGCGTTGGATTGCACTTTGATTGTGTGATATTTCTCAGTTTGTGTTATGATGATTAAGGGCGAGAACAGGAGGTAGACCATGCGTAAGGTGAAGATTGGTGAGCTAATCAATTCGCTTGTGAACGAGGTTGAGGCTATCGACGCCTCGGATCGTCCACAAGGCGAAAAAACAAAGAAAATTAAAGCCGCAGCTATAAAATATAAGAATGCATTATTTAATGATAAAAGAAAGTTTCGCGGAAAAAGCTTAGAGAAAAGAATTTCGGCTAATACTTTCAATGCCTATATGAGCCGGGCAAGGAAAAGATTTGATGATAAATTACATCATAACTTTGAAAAAAACGTAATAAAATTATCCGAAAAGTATCCATTATACAATGAGGAATTATCCTCATGGCTTTCTATGCCTGCGGCATCAATTCGACAAAATATGTCAGCTCTGCAAGCCAAGCTAAAAGAAATAATGCCATTGGCAGAAGATTTATCAAATATAAAAATCGGTGCGAAAAACAGCGATGCAAAATTAGCCAAACTTGCCAATAAATATCCAGAATGGCAATTTGCTATTAGTGATTTAAACAGTGATGATTGGAAAGAAAAGCGAGATTATCTTTATAAACTCTTCCAGCAAGGCTCTTCGCTTCTGGAAGATTTAAACAATCTGAAAGTAAACCATGAGGTCCTCTATCACTTGCAGCTTAGCTCTGCAGAGCGAACCTCCATCCAGCAGCGCTGGGCCAACATACTCAGCGAGAAAAAGCGCAACGTGGTTGTGATTGACTATCCGCGCTATATGCAGGCTATCTACGATATAATCAATAAACCTATATCTTCGTTTGATTTAACCACCCGTCGAGGTATGGCCCCTCTGGCGTTCGCGCTTGCGGCGCTATCTGGTCGACGAATGATTGAAATCATGCTTCAGGGTGAATTTTCCGTCGCAGGTAAATATACAGTAACATTCTTAGGGCAAGCTAAAAAACGCTCAGAAGATAAAGGTGTATCAAGAAAAATATATACTCTTTGCGACGCTGATTTATTTGTGAGTCTGGTTAACCAACTTCGCTCCTGCCCTGCTGCTGCGGATTTTGATGAAGTGGTTAAAGGGTATGGGGAAAATGATACTCGCTCTGAAAATGGTCGTATTAACGCTATTCTAGCGACAGCGTTTAATCCGTGGGTAAAAAAATTCTTAGGCGATGACCGCCGCGTTTATAAAGATAGCCGCGCTATTTACGCCCGCATTGCCTATGAAATGTTTTTCCGCGTTGACCCACGGTGGAAGAATGTCGATGAGGACGTTTTCTTCATGGAGATTCTCGGTCATGACGATGAAAACACCCAGCTGCACTATAAGCAGTTTAAACTGGCAAACTTCTCCAGAACCTGGCGTCCACATGTTGGCGAGGAAAATACCCGGCTGGCAGCGCTGCAAAAGCTGGATAGCATGATGCCAGATTTCGCCAAAGGCGACGCCGGGGTTCGTATTCATGAAACCGTGAAGCAGCTGGTGGAGCAGGACCCATCGATAAAGATCACAAACAGTACCCTGCGACCATTTAACTTCAGTACCAGGCTGATTCCTCGCTACCTGGAGTTTGCCGCCGATGCATTGGGCCAGTTCGTCGGTGAAAATGGGCAGTGGCAACTGAAGGACGAGGCGCCTGCAATAGTCCTGCCTGATGAAGAAATTCTTGAGCCCATCGACGACGCCGATCTCGATGACGGAGACCAGGAAGATGAAACGCTGGATGACGATGAGATCGAAGTAGACGAAAGCGAAGGAGAGGAACTGGAGGAAGTGGACGACGCTGAAGAGGCCGAGGAGGCTGAGCAGGAAGAGAAACATCCTGCCAAGCCAAACTTTAAAGCGCCGAGGGATAATGGCGATGGTACCTACATGGTGGAGTTTGAATTCGATGGCCGTCATTACGCCTGGTCTGGTGCCGCCGGTAATCGGGTAGAGGCAATGCAATCTGCCTGGAGTGCCTACTTCAAGTGACAAAAAGGCCACAGGTTATCGCCTGTGGCCTTTCCAGTATCCAGCCCTACAAAATCAGGAAGAGACGGCAGGAGCCTCTAATTTTGTGGATAAGGCCTCCAGTTTATTGATGGCCAGCTCGAAATGCGCTGGCAGCACCTTCTCCACCTCTGAGCCAAGGTCGATGATTGATAATTCCTCTCGCGACACACTCCGACGCGCCCCACGAACCACCTCACGCAAAAATTCCCGCTCGTAGGTCCGCATATTGTCCAGCGCGGTTTCTGCCGACGTTAATATCCGGCGCAACTCGGCAGTGATGGCCGGGAGATCGTCAACCGTAATCGGATTGGGGGATGGATTCCTGCAGGCGCGACGTAGCGCCAGCCATACACCACTTTTCCATGCGTTGTGGTACCGAAAACTTTGGGCTATATCGTTTATCAGGCCGCGTAATTCTTCCTTTTGCCGCCAGTCCAATGGTTCACCGGCGCTTTTTGGCGCGGGTTCGACGTAGCTGTATTCACCGCTTTTCCGAATAGCTGGCAGAACCTCGTTGGTGACCCACTTGCGGAACCGCCAGGCCGTCGTTCCCTGCTTCACCGCATCGCGGCAGCGGAGGATCAGAGTGTACAGGCCAGACTCAGAAATAATGGACATGTTAGGATTCCCACGATTACCGTCACTTAAAGTTACGGTATTTTTTTCATCATCATCAAGCGATGACAATGCTTTTCGTGAGTTCACTAGTTTCAATGCATCACAGATATCTTTAGCCACAAACCACGGTTCGCCATTAACCAGAACCACCCGAACGGGGTGGTTTTCCTGAAACGAGAAAACAGATAGTGCGTTCATTTGGCCTCCCTGGCGGTCAGCTGCGCTGACAGAGAGGAAGAACAGCTTCGGGCCTCTTGTACCAGCTCACGGGCAACCTGGAGTAATTCTGCCGCCTCCTGCATATGCAGTGAGGCCTCGTAACTGGAGATCGTCCGATGGGCGGAGGAAACCAGCGCTTCTATCTGCGCTAGGCGCTCCTCAATCGATTCAAGCAGGCCCTGGGTGTTTAACTGCACCTGATTCATGCGGCCACCCCGCTAACCCGGATACGGGCTGACAGAACGAGAACAAAACGGCTGGCGAACTGGCGACGGGCTTCGTGCTCGGATGAGGCGATAGTGGACAGATGATGGATATGGGATTTTTTATCGGTACGGCAGATCGCCGCGAACCTGAATTTGAACATGGTGCGCACTCCAGTTTGGTTAGAGAGGTGCTACCACCAGAGTTCCTACGCTCTTTTGAGGGTGGTAGCCCAGACGGGGGTAGGAATACCGGAACCAAACGAGACCGGCCAGCCTTTCGGCTGCCCCGCCTGAGCCACCATAATTTGGATGCGTACAGGCAAAAGACACAAAAAAACACGCTGGCGCGTGCTGTGCGTCGTTTGGTTAATCGGGTTCCTACGCCCGGCTACAGATTTTGCTGCAGCGGGCTAACTTTACCGCCAAAGCGCAACGCACGTCAATAAATTACATGGAGATTTTACCCTGTGACCAGTCACGGCGACAGGGGTTTTTATAGTTTGCTTTACTAACTGATCAGAACCTGATCAGTTAGTATGATAGGAGCCGTCAACGACCTAAAAATTCCTCATCTGGTATTTTTTCGCAAAAAAGACCAATTGGACGCGGCTCCAGCTGAGGATTTTTCTGTATCTCCTGCAAGTAACTCTGCGCCTCAATGATAAGCGCCTGCAGGGCGGTAGGATAATCAAAATGAGGCTCCTCGCCTCCGGTCTTTTCCCCGGTTACTACTGACCAGACCAAACGGGTACCTTCATTGCCATTGCTGTGTGGCATATAAAATTCTCCTTCTGAATGCTAACTACTGGAAAGAAAGAGTATTTATACACCATAACAATACGCTGGCTACTTCAAACCGGTTAACCGGCTGAAGAATGCGCCTGTTTTAGATGTCGTTTCAAACCCCATACGCCCACGGATAAGCCACTGGAACGGAATTGTTAACAGATACAGCGGCACGAACCACAGTCGGTTCAGACGCTGCCAGAACGTCGCGTCACGGCGTTCTACCCATTCGGTGTTATCGACGACTTGATAGGCAAAATGGCTACGCTCATCCTCCAGGCGGCCTCCACATAAGAAACTGGTGATTTCTTCGTAATTGTCGAAACCTTCATCCTTCAGCTTCTTTTCCAGCTGATAACGATGAAGCACCGGCACCCATCCTCTGCGATAAATCATGATTTTTTATCCCTCAAATGAGGCTGCAATATAGCAAAATCACTCTCGCTTACATGCTGAACATAGATACGTAGCAAATCACCGTTCCACCCCTGTAATCCACCTTTAGAGATGTCATCCCTAACTTCGTCGAGTACCTTATCCAGCAATCCCGCAGCACAGGAAATCGCCTGCGCCGGATCAGCAAATTCGTACTGATTTGCCGGGCTGGTTTTCACCCCAAAAACAGGAATCATCTTTTCAGCTAAACGCCTATCCTGTTCTTTCTTAATCTCAAGTTGTAAACGGACCAGCTCACCGTCCATCATTTTTTGTAAGTCATACACCACTATCACCCCCACTGGCCATCGGCAAATAACGCTTCATACTCAGACACTGGCAGCCGCTGCCCCCTGATACAAAAATTCAACCAATTGCGCGGTTCAGGGTTGCTTTTATCTTCTTCTTTCCAGCGCTCATCTGCTTCACGTGCTAAACATTCGACAGCTTTCAGGTAGTCCTCTGTTCGATACCAACCATAATTAATTTGGCCATCAGTAACCGCCCAGGCTACCTTTTTCTCTTCTTCCTCTATGGCCCTGATTCTGGCCTCGCACTCATCACGGCAGAACTGAAGCTGTCTGTAGTCCAGCTTGTTCAAAAACTCAGGTGTTGACGTCATAGGGGTTCTACCTTGTAGGCTTTTAGAAGCGCCCTGGCTTCGTCTGTGCTGTCTTCCATGCTCTTATCGCTGGCAATGCAGCAATAAACGCCCTCACTATCTGAGAACCCGTTCATCCGAATTATCGTGAATGGAAGTTCCCGGCCGGTTTTATAATCGCTATAGCTTGTCGCGTCGTGGCTGACCTTGACCACATAAGGGTCATATCCCTCCACGAGGACAAGGCATTCCCGTTGTTTTCCCATTACCCCTCCGGTTATATCGCCACGGCTTGCCGCTGGCTCAGAAAAGCTTTCAGCAGCCTTATCTCGCGTACTGATAGCAGGTCCATAAATTCGGTCATGTACAGCGAGGCGAACGTTCTCGCGATGCTGGCCACTGGCCACAGGCGTACCGCCTCCATTTCGGTTGCTGGCAACGCGTTCTCCGCCCACGCTTCCGGCACCGTCACCGGGATAGCCTCCAGTGCCTGAATAATTACTGATTGCGGGGTGTCCGGAATGTGGCTTGTTTTGGATCGAGGGTTACCATGTATATCTATATTTAGATCCAGATCGCGATCCACTTCGATGGTGGTTTTTTCGACCTTGCGGGCGTGAATTGATAACCCTGCTTCGCGGCGCTTCTCCACAATATTCATGAGGAACTCGACCGACTGTGAGTCGATAGAACGCATTGTAGGTCGAGCATCACCATCTCTGGCGCGTCTGGTCTTACTGGATAACCCCATAGACTCCAGGATGCCTTTGCATAGTTCTTCAGGGGCTTTCTTTTTGCCCTTCTCTGTGTTGAAGCCACCTATGCGCAAAACGTTGTTCAGCAGATCGCGCCGTTCCGGGGTTAGCAGGTTATCCCTGGCGCGTTTGAGGGCGTCCATGTCGGCCTCACCGGTCAGTGTTTCTGGATCAATACCACAGTCGCGGAAGTACTGTCGCAGCGTTGCTGATTTGAGAGTGTAAAAACCACGCATGCCTATTTCAACCGCTGGTGTAGATTTGACGCGGTAATCGGTTATGGCCGGGAATTTAGCGTGGAACTCCTCGTCGGCCTGTTCTCGTGTCATAGCTGTTGTGACAAATTGCTGCCAGCGACCGGCGACGCGATAAGCGTAGGTAAAGTGGATCAACGCTTCCTCGCGGTCAAGGCGACGCGCGGTTATCTCATCCAGCTGCATGGTTTCAAACAGACGCACTTTTTTCAGGCCGCCGTCGAAATAGAATTTTAACGCCTCCTCGTCGACATCCAGCTGCAGCTCCTTTTCGATGTCCCAGCGGACCAGCTGGGCCTGCTCATCCAGAGACAGGGTGCGTTTTTTTATCAACTCATCGTGTTCGCCTTGGTCAGGGGTATCGACACTCAGGTGGCGTTCCATAAGCTGCTCAAAGACCAGCTCACGGGCTTCTTTACGTAAATCCTTACCGATGCTGTTTGCAAGCGCGTCGGTAGCCATAGGCGCGACCTGATAGCCATCATCATGCATGATGCAAATCATGTTGCTGGCATAATCATTTCTGGCCGACGCCTCGAGCGCGGCGGCTTTAATTTTGAGCTGCATGAATGAAGAGTTAGCCACACCGAGTGAAATTCGGTCACCGTCAAAGACAACGTCTGTCAGCAGCCCGGAGTGGCCAGCCGTTTCGAGCAAGGCCTGCGCGTAGGCGCGTTTGATTTTTTCCGGATCGGTTTCACGTTTACCGCGAAGCTTGTCGAAACCGATGATGTATTCCTGAGCTGTACGGTCGCGGCGCAGCATCTGGATGGCGTCGCTGGGGACCACTTCGCCGCAGAACATGCCGAAATGGCGGTGGAAGTGTTTCTCCTCAATCGATACACCTGAAGATATCGACGGGCTGTAGATGAGGCCGTCATATTTTTTCACCATCACTTTAGGCTGGTTGGTGAAATCGTCGACTTCCTTCTCCTGTTTGTTTTTCTGGTTAACGCAGAGAAACTTTTTGTCAGGGAAATGGAGTCTCAGCTGCATGGTAACGTCTTCGGCGAACGTCGAACTGTCGGTGGCCAGCATGATTCGTTCGCCGCGTTGCACTGCAGCGATGACCTCGGTCATGATCCGATTTTTCTCGGTATAAAATACGCGGATAGGCTTGTTGGTTTCGCGGTTGCGAACGTCGACCGGGAGTTCAATCACGTGAATTTGCAGCCAGGCAGGTAGGCCCAGCTCCTCGCGTCGCTTCATCGCCAGTTCAGCAAGGTCGACAAGCAGATCGTTGGCGTCGGCATCCACCATAATGGCATGCTCTTCAGTACGCGCTAGCGCGTCGATAAGCGTGTTGAATACGCCTACCGGGTTTTCCATCGCACGCCCGGCCAGAATGGCACGCAGGCCCTGTGTTGCTTCATCGAAGCCGAAGAAGTCATGCTGGCGCATCAGCGGTTGCCAGCAGCCTTTAAGTATGGAGTTGATGCAAATAGTCAGCTTGTTGGCATATGGCGCCATTTCCTGATAGCCGGGATCCTGATAATGCAGAATGTCGGCTTTAGCGCCTTTCCCTTCGGTCATCATTTCATGCAGGCCGCCTATAAGGGATACGCGGTGCGCGACGGAAACGCCACGCGTGGACTGCAGCATCAGTGGACGCAGGAGACCTGTCGATTTACCAGAGCCCATCCCGGCGCGGACAATAACGATGCCCTGCAGCTGTGCGGCGTATGTCATAACCTCATCAGTCATCCTGGAGGTTTCAAACCGTTTGTAAGTGATGTGTGACGGGCGAAGGTTCGGGTTGGTGATGCGTTCACTGAACGAACGTGATGTTTGCGCGGCACGGCATTTGCGATTCAACCGGCGCGTAATGTGATCTTTAACGGTACCGTTATAAATTTCTGCGATCCCCATATCTCGCAGCGTGCTGCTGAACAGGCGCATAAGTTCTTTCGGGCTGTTTGGTACCGGGCATGTCAGCATGCCAATATCGACGGCGCGAAGCAGCTCTTTGGCAAAAGTACGTCTGTTCAGCCGCGGGAGAGTACGCAGTTTATTCAGCGTAATCGACAACAGGTCGGTTGCACGGCTCAGATTATTTCTCGTTAACTGGCGAGCGACTTCCTTCAGCCCTCTCAAGCTGTGCAGGTCGTTAAAATCGCTGCATTCCTGCTCAGGGTCATCCTCAAAAGTTGGGTAAACACATTTGACGCCGGAAAACTTCTCCATGATGTCGTATCCGGTGCGCAGGCCTGTGTTGCCTTTACCTTCAGCCGATGATTTGCGGTCGTTATCCAGGGCGCAGGTAATTTTTGCTGCCGGGTACATATTCACCAGCTGCTCAACAACATGGGTCATGTTGTTTGCGGCCACTGCGACCACGACAGCATCAAAGCTTTTTTTCGGGTCCTTACGGGTAGCCAGCCATACGGACGCGCCGGTGGCGAAACCTTCCACCACTGCAATATTTTGCGCGCCGTTCAGGTTGCCGATAACAAAGCACGCCCCGACGAAATCACCACTGGTGATCGCGCTGGTCTGGAATTTACCGCCGCGCTGGTCGATACGCTGCCAGCCGACAATTTGTCCGTCTTTGCGTCCGTCCAGGTGGGCCAGCGGAATCGCCATGTATGTAGTCGGTCCACGGCTCCATTTTGCGTTGTCGTGACTGGTCACGCGACGAATATCGCAAGCGCTGAATACGTCACGAATGCCTTTTTTCACTGCGTAAGGCCACGACCCGTCCTCAGCTGGCGCATGTTCCCATGCACTGTGGAACGCCAACCATCCGAGCAATCGTTCCTGCTCTAACTGATTGTTTTTAAGTTCATTTATCCGTTGCTGTTCGGCGCGGCGCTTGCGGGCTTCTGCCTGGCGTTCAATACGCGCCAGTTCTTCAGCAGGTTGTGCGACCACGGTCGCATGATTTCTTTGTTGTTCACGGCGGTATTCGGCGAACAGGAAGGAGAAGCCGCTCCAGGAACCTTCGTCATGCCCTTTCTGGACAAAGTTGACGAATGGGTAGCTGATGCCGCTTTTGTGTTGTTCCTTGCGGGAGTAGATTTCCACACGCCCTTTGAGGCTCTTTTCCAGAGCCTCGGGGGCGCCACCGTTATATTTTGAATAACGTTCTTCCCCGCCGCGCGGGTTCAACTGAATGTTATCAGCACATGCTGCCCAGTTAATGCCAGCCATTGTGGCCAGCTCTGACAGCTCATCCCGCGCTGCTTCAAGCAATGAATACGGATCGCTACCGAAGCGAGCCGCATAGAATTCTTGTAAGGTCATTTTTAGCCTTTCCATGCGAATGTATGTTTTTTCGGGTTGAAAAAATCCGCAGGAGCAGCCACAATAAACGCACAAATCTTCGTAGGGACTGTGCTGCGTTTGTCGTGGGGCTGCTCCTGAAAAAAGGCCCGAGTTTGCCGACTCGGGTTTTTTTTCGTCTTTTTTCAGCTGCTGCAGTCTGATTCAACCGCGATACATTATAGCTCGCATTAAACCAGATTTATAGGCAGCAATAAACCCTGTTATTCTGTCATCTACCCTCTATCATGAACGATTTGATCGTACCGACTATTTGGTGCACAAATTGAAGATCACTTTTCTCATGGATAACTCGTTGAGAGTTAACGCCATCTAAGTAGTAGCGCTCATCGTCGAAGCGCGCTAACCGCTGTATCGAGATTTTCCCGTCTTTATCACAAACTAACACATCCTCACCCGGAACTGGCGTGAGAGCTGAGTCAACCAGGACGACGTCACCCGGCTGATAGCTGTGCTGAACCTGGTTCCCGACAGTGAGCGCATAAACGGTTTCCCGTTGGCTAACAAATGGCAGGAATCGTTCTGTGTTGGTAGGTTCTCCTGGCTGCCAGTCGCTATCCGGACCACTCTCTGTTGTGCCAATAACAGGAACGCGGTCAGGATCAGATTCAGTACCAAAAAGTATCCATTGCACAGGTTTGCGCAGGCATTTCGCCAGGGCAAGCCCGATCTCCAGCGACGGCATAACGTCGCCACGTTCTAAGTTTTGGACGCCAGGAAGAGAGATACCGACACTTTGCGCGACTTGCTTCAGTGTCATCTTCAATTCTAAACGGCGTGCTTTCAGTCGTTCGCCTCGTGTTTTCATACGATCAATCATAAACGATCTCTTTATAGCTGGCTATAAAATTTATGAATTATACCTGGCTTTAATTTATGGTTATGGCATATAATAATTTTATGAAGCCAGAAGAACTTATCCGCCACTTTGGCGACGTCGAAAAAGCAGCTGCAGGCGTAGGTGTAACACCTGGCGCGGTCTATCAATGGCTTGCGGCTGGGGAGATTCCACCGTTACGCCAGAGCGATATTGAGGTCCGCACGGCATACAAACTGAAGAGCGACTTCACCGTTAAGCGGGTTAGCAAGGACGGTAGTGATGGAACTTGAACGAATCCGCGCTTGTGTGGCCACGGCCCTTTCAGATCTGCATTACCTCCAGCGCGGAATTTTAGAAGTTCAGCTTGAGCAGTTACGTCTTGCCAACTCCGGCAGGTTTACTGATAAGCCAACCCGGGTCATTCAAATGGGCGAGAATAATAAATACGAGATCTCGGTCGCGGCTGAGCAGGTTCGTTACCATGTTGGGAAAACGTTTAAGCAATCCTCAATGCTGCTGACTGAACTTGATTTTCAGACGGCTAGTTGGCGCAGAGCCATTGAGCAGTTAAATCGTGAGGAAATTGCCTGGCTGCATTATTGCTATGGCTGTAAGCCTAATTTTGAAAATGATGAAGTTATATGCCAGTGGCTATGGCTGGATTTTCTTATCGCTCATTCAAAGCCTGATTTCAAAAAAATGAAAGAGGCGACAAAGAAAAAGATGCGAAATTTAACTTATTACGCTATCCAGCGGGTTAAAGCATCAATATTACGTGGAGAGTATATGGACCCACTGCGTGAGGATGAGCATATGAGTCTTTTGCTTAATATCACCGTCGATAGCTGGCGTAAGGATTATAAAAAACGCTGGCTATTAATGAAATCACGATGCCTGCATCTGAATAGCATCGCGTTATTTAACGCAGCGGAGAAGCGCAGTGAAATCATCAACCGCCATTGTACAGGAAGTGCCAACGTGCCTGTGCCAGCAGATTATGCACAGGAAGCCCGGTAAACCCGAACTTAGGTATGCCGCAAACCGTAAAGAGTACATTATCTGGTGCCCAACCTGCGATTACCGGACTCATCCTGATACGAACCGGCAATCGGTTATCACTGAATGGTACCTGTCAAATCAGCCTGGTAATAAACACATCGAAGATATGTGGCTGAAACGTTATCTGGAAATAAAAGAGGGTGCGACCGCGGTCGCATAGGGTAATGATGCGAACTCCATTTAAACAAGGCCCCATGTCATACGATGATGCGGTGCGAATTTCTAACGTTTATCGAAATAAAGGTCGAGAGACTTTAATCACGCGTTCGGATGATTTAGACGGGACGTATTACGTTTTTGTTTATCTCCCTGAGTCCAGAAAAGTCCCAACGCCATCCAGAACTTTTCAACAAAAAATATGGGAATAAAATGCTTACCTACCATCAATCAATTTTTAAAATGATTATGGCAAATTGGCTGAACAGCGATCATGTCATCATCGATACTGAGACCACCGGGCTTATGGCTTCTGATGAAATTATCGAGATCACGATAATTAATATGCGTGGTGAGATTCTGTTAAACACCCTGGTGAAGCCGAGCCGCCCTATTCCGCCAGAAGTTACCAAAATTAATAACATCACCAACGAAATGGTCGCTGATGCGCCAGCATGGTGCGATGTTTTCCCGGCTGCGCTGAAAATTATTCGTAAGCATAAATGGCTGGCATGGAACTCCAGTTTTGATGCCCGCCTGATGGTGCAGACCTGCCTGCAGACCGGATTTTTTGATGACCTAAAGCCTCACCTCATCACCTCCATCATCATGGCCATTGAGACGCGCCACATTGACGCCAAAGCGGTTTATGACCAGTGGTATGGGGAGTTCGACGAGAAGCGCAAAAACTTCAAAAGGCAGAGCCTGGCTACAGCAGCTGCGCGCCACGGCATTCCAACCGCTGGCGCCCATCGCGCGCTTGCCGATTGCCTGATGATCCTCGGCGTGCTGAAACAGGTTTGCCAGCCGGAGGTCGCATGAACTCTGAACTATTCAACTACAGCCTGAAAACGCTACAGGTGCTGAACGTTGTCGCAGATTTGGTTTTATCAGTGGCGCTGTTTGGCTTTGGGTACGGCCTTCTTAACTTGCTTGAGTGGTGGCTTGCATGACAGATATCACCCGACTGATTAACAGCATTAAGCGCCGCACGTCCTCAGCAAGAGAGCTTGGCTACGATGTCCTGTTCGTGGCACTTGATGATTTGGATGTCCTGGCTGATTCGCTGGAGACGGCGCTGCGCGCAAACGCCGCCCAGGCCGCTCACATCGAGCAGCTGCAGGACAAGTTTAACAAACTTGCAGCGGAGAATGTGGCGCTGAAAAGAGTTCCGGAAACAGACAGCGTGGCAATGTTGCTTGCTCTGGATTCGTTCCGCAGCGAGCCATTGCCGGATGTCGGTTTGCAAAAGGCGTTTGAAAGCTTGATGTATCACCGGATGACTCCCGCCACCGACGCCTACCTGGCCGGGATTAAGGCTGATGGGGTGGAGGAGTGGGTTTCCAGCAGAGATGGCCGCTGGAATGGCACGACAGAAGAGGTGCTTAATTTCGCCAAGCAGCTGCGCGAAGGAGGGAAAGTATGAGACTGCAAATGCGCACTCCCGATGGTTCTGTGATTGTCGAGAGCAACCTGGTATCTCAGTTTTACCCCGATTACGAAAGCGGTGGTGAGCTAACAACAATCGAAACTGTTTCTTCTGACGGTGAAGCCTCCTTTGTGAAAGTTAAGCACTCGTTTCATCAAGTAACCCATGCTCTGGCTACTGCATGGAGCGTAGATGAAAAAGAAGCGATGCACACTCAACGGGAGGAATGCCGTGGCTAAAACCCCTGCAGAACGGCAACGGCAGCGCCGTGAACGTTTAAAGCAGTCCGGCACCACCAGACGCGATTGGGTACTTGAGCCGGAGGAACTGCGCATGCTGGGCGAAATTTGCATCCAGCGCCGCCCAGGCAGAACGCCGTATTCAGAAAATGAAGTAATCGGCCTGTTAATCCGTAAGAACTACAAAGAGCTTCAGAAGAGCCTGGCGAACACATGTCAGCGATGTGGCCAGGCGCTGCCGGTGTCTGAATGCATCTTCGACGGCGAAAATTCATGCTTACTGACGACTGTCAGACTAAAGCTGGCCATTAAGGCGTGACTGGTCACGGAGGCTTAAAAATGGATAAATCGGCATTGCTTTTGGAGAAACTCCGGCAACGAACGCAAAGTAGCCTGGCCAGCGGTGGCGACGGCTTTGTCTTTGCATCGATGCTGGTCTTTGACGTGGGCTTGAATGCCCGGACTATTCGGCAAATGTTGGACGTTGCAGTAAGGAACGGGACGCTTGAAAAAAGGGAAAGAGGCATAGGCCGCGCGCATAAGTATCGGACAAATCTGCAAATTTGATGAGCACCTTGACAGGAAATGACGTTTTAGCATTTGCCAAAACGCCTGTGTTTTTATACAGTATATTAATATTTTGTAAGACGAATAACGGGTAGGCTATGTGATGGAAGATACGGTCCTCTCAAATTGTGAAAGGCTGGATGCTGAGCTGAGTGATATCGATGCCGTATTAGATATGGTATCGGTGGCGATGGCATCCCCGGAGGCCAGTTTGCATGTGGCTCAAACTATGCGCCTCATTTGTATGTCACGTCGGATGTTGCAGCGGTGCCGGGATCTCAACAAGGTTGAAGGAAGAAGCCACTAGCCAGCCGAATTGAAAAAGGTGAGGTCTCCCTCACCTTTTTACGTTCAGTATACGGCCTGGATGTTAATTTCAGCGCCGCACGCTTGCGCGTATTTGCTCAGTGTCTTCATGCTGGCCCCCAACGGGTTCCCCTCGAGGCGGCTAATAGCAGATGGCGTGATCCCCATCCGCTCCGCCAGGGCAGATTTGCTTAACCCAGCCTTTTCACGCATCTCGTACAGCATTTCGACCAGTGCCAGCTCTTTATCTGCTTCCTGGTAACCCCGGATTGCCTCCGGGGTGTTGAGCAGACTTTCTTTGACCTGGTTAAATGGGATGCCTTTTACTTTCATTAGCTCATCTCCTTCAGGCGCTTTCTCGCTATCTCTATGGCCCCTGCCGGGGTTTTTTGTGTCTTCTTAACAAACGCATGCAGTAGGTAGATTTCGTGGCCGACTGCGTAAGCGTATAACGTTCTTGCTATGTTTTTGTCTCCAACCCTTAACTCAAAAAGCCCGGCGCCAATTACGCGGCTATGAGGCATTTTTAGTTTTCCTTCACTTTCCAGTCTTTCAATCAGTCGGGTCATGCGACCTCGTAACTCGTCCGGTAGTTCCTGTAACTCTTCCAGTGCTGCCGGGTGGGTTATCACGTTAAACATAGTATATCCTCCCTATGTGTTTAAATATACCAATAAATTAATTTTCACACAATAGAGAAATTTAACTAAAAAGTGAAAAATAAGACTGGATGTCTCATGTTGCCAGAGTTACAGTTCGTGTCGTTGAGACGGGAAACAAACCCGGTAACTAGATGAATTTGGAGGATATTGTGAACTATCAAGGCAACGAAAAAATGAGACAGGACGCGGCTGAGATTTCTAACGAGCTGTATGAACTCTGGCAAAAAGTGAAGCGTTTCCAGCGTGAGTACAGCTTCAACAGCGAGAACATTACAGACAGACTGGCGGGCCGACTGATTGGAACAATGGAACCCAAACTGGCCGACCTTAACAGCTTTATGGCCGATGTCGATTACCAGTTTGAAGATTAAAGGGGGAAATGATGAACGTGAAACAGATCCGCGAGAATATGACCGAAGCGGCCCTGAGCGTTGAGAGTGTAATGCGGGGACACCCCCGCATCACCCTGCAGGAATTAAGCACCGCCTGCAGCATTAGCCTGCCAGCGGTGGAGTTTATTATCGAGCAGATGCTTTGTATGAGGGTGGCGCAGCGGGGCGCTTTTGGGCGGTACTCCCTTACCCCGGAATACCAAAATGGTAGCTTTTAAAAACTGTGCGACCACGGTCGCACAGAAAGAAAAGGATAACTTTTGAAAAACTGTGCGACCGCGGTCGCATAGAAAGAAAATGAAAAAGGTTGGCAAATAAGGCTTTTTTAGGTATCGTTTTTGTACGTTGGGAATTTTATAGCCAACGCCCTCACAACCGCCGCCAAGGCGGTTTTTTTATGCCTTGGAAATGGGCGCTACAGCATGTGTCACCATGCTGTAGCTTTCAACCCATGCCGCCTGACAGGGTCAAAACAAGGCCCATTGCTGATTGCGCAACAGCAAAAAGAGCCTACCAAAAAAGGCCACTAAAGACCATGAAAAACACTGTGAAAATAAACAGTGCTGAACTTGTGCATGCAGATTCACTTGAGTACATCAAAACCCTGCCGGACAACAGCTTAGACGCCATCATTACCGACCCACCGTATTACCGCGTAAAGGCAAATGCCTGGGATAACCAATGGCCCAGCGTAACGGATTATTTGGCCTGGCTGGATGAGTTTTTCGCCGAGTTCTGGCGAGTGCTTAAGCCAGCAGGGTCGTTATATGTGTTCTGCGGGCCGAAATTATCATCGGACACTGAGCTGTTGTTACGTGACCGTTTCAACGTGCTGAACCATATCGTTTGGGCCAAACCCAGCGGGCGCTGGAATGGCGCGCGTAAAGAAGGTTTCCGATCTTATTTTCCGGCCAGTGAGCATATTTTCTTCGCAGAGCATTACGGCGCGGAAGGCTTTGCTAAAGGCCAGGCTGGGTATGCGACAAAGTGCCAGGAGTTGAAAGGCCAGGTCTTCGAACCGCTTATCGCTTATTTCCGGGATGCTCGCCAGCGACTTGGTATTTCCGCTGCCGAAATCAACGCGGCAACCGGCACGAAAATGTGTAGCCACTGGTTTAGCGTCAGCCAATGGCAATTGCCCAATGAACGGCAGTACCTGGCGCTGCAGGCGCTGTTTAACCGTAAGGCCGCAGAGCAGGGAATAACGGGATTGTCAGAGCCGCATGCGGCGCTGCAGGAGGAATACGGCACTTTAACGGCGCTATATTCCGAACTGGTTATGCAGTATTCCGAACTGCGACAGCAGTATGAGAATTTGCGGCGCCCTTTCCATGTGACAAAAGATGTTCCACACACCAACGTGTGGACGTATCCACCGGTTCCGTACTATCCGGGCAAACACCCATGCGAAAAACCGCTGCAGATGATGCTCGACATCATTTCGGCTTGTACGCGCCCTGGCGATGTGATCGCCGACTTTTTTATGGGGTCGGGTGCAACGATAAAAGCCGCGCTGCAGTTAGGACGCGGAGCCATCGGCGTAGAGCTGGAAGAGGAGCGATTTTTACAGACGGTCTCCGAGATAGAAAAACAATAATCAACAGCCTCGCCTAAGTGCGGGGCTTTTTATTACCCGCCACGCGGGTGGCGGAGTCATGAACACAGCTATCGAATATGGAAATCCTGATCTCTGGCTGGTCTTGCTCATGCTGGCCGCCGGGGTGGTATCAAGCGCCCTGCTTTCCGAAACCCCTATCAACCCGCGCCGCCTCATCGGAGACGTTCTGAGAGGCGTAATCGTGGCCATCATCCTCTGGGCTTACGGCGCTATGGGCAACATCTCAATTTTGAACGTAATCACTCTCGCCGGTTTATCGGCTGTGGCATGGCCACACACCGTCAACGAAATCACCGGCTTTGCAAAACGAACTATCAGCCGAATTTTCGGCGGGAGAAAAGAAAGATGAATTATGGACTGGTGAGCAAGCAAGACGCGCGCCTGTATGCCGAAGCCGTTTGCGATGTGATCGGGCATGGCAAGGCGAATGCAGCTGTTTTGCTGTGTGTCGAAACGGCCGCAGCTGAGACATTGCTCGGCGATTACAAAGACCCGACGCCGACCAGCGCCGGAACCGGATTAACCCAGGTTGATCTCGGTACCTTCGAATGGCTCCGCGATAAGTACAAAAACAGCCGTTATGCCCCAGTACTGCTGAATCAGTTTGGTATCGACCTGAGCCGAACAGTTTATCAGGAGCTGAGAACGTCCCCGCTGCTGGCGATGCTGTTTTGCCGCCTGCGTTATCTGGCCGTTTCCGAGTCGATTCCGGCGACCCGGGAGGGACGCGCGAACTACTGGAAGAAGTATTACAACACCTCGGCGGGCAAAGGCACGCCGCAGGACTATATCGATAAATGCCAGCGTGCTGGCGTTGATGCGCTATTCACGCAGTGAGGCGCGAGGAGTGATTATGAACAGTTTAAAACGTATGGCTAAAGCCTGGTTGCTGATGAATGGTGCCTTCGTCCTTCTCGTGATGGCGACGCAACCAGCGATGGCAAATGAGAGCCAGAGTCTTGGTTTGGATCTGGATTCAATTCTGAGCGCTCTTCCTACTGGCTGGGCCAGCGGCGTAACTGCCGTATTTATCGTGCTGTATGCGGTGGCGCAGCTGCGCGCCGTACTCCCCCCGTCAGTGACCAAAAGGATTCCCACGGTGGTCATGAAAATTCTCGACCTCGTTGCCGCGAACTATGCCCACGCCCGGAACGCTGATGCGATCAGCAAAGTTGCGCGGGATGCCGGGAAAGCCAAAGGCCCATCAGATGTTGATTATCGTGTGATGGTGGAAACGGCCAAAAACAATGGAGAGCTTCGTGGAAGCCGGATTGAGAGTGCTGGCGATTATCCTGGAGATGATCGCCCAGGCAGTAAAAGCCCGCAATGAAGCGGAGCGCCAGGCGAGGATTGAGTATGCGCGTAATAACCCAGCTGATTATCTGCGTCGCTTTGGCCGGGTGCGTGAAATCAACGCCAATGACACCAACACTGAATCCGGCTCCGTGCGCAGCGGAAAAGCCGGTGATTGATGTGGTTCACGTCGATGGGCATTTCGTTATCGCTGATGACGATATGGGTAAACTGACCGGCTACATTGCCGCACTGGAAGCGGGCTGCACCGCACCGAGATAAAGTCAACTATAAAAACGACTATCCCCGCGACGGGTCACAGGATAAAGTATCTACGCAAATGATTGACGTGTGTTGTATGTTGGCGGTAGAGTTACCCCGCTGTAGCAAAATCTGCAGCCGGGCGTGAGAACCCGCGAGACAATCAGCGCACAACACGCGCTTGCGTGTTTTTTTGTGTGTAAATCCTGCGCATACCTGAATTATGGTGGCTCAGGTGGGGCAGCTTTCGGGCTGGCCGGTTGCTGATTGTGCCGGTTTCTCACCCCCGCCTGGGCTACCACCAATTGAGCGTGAGAACTCTGGTGGTGGCAAAACCATCAATCAGAGGTGAATCATGTATCAGTTCAAATTCGCGGCGATCTGTCGGACCGACCGTAAAAACAACATTCATCATTTTTCGACTATTGCTGATAGTGAGCATGCAGCGCGCCGCCAGCTTTCCTACAAGTTCGTTCTGTTTTTCCAGGCACGCCTACCAGTATCGGGAGGTGCAATATGGATCAAATGAAAATGAACGAACATGGACTAGCTGAATCGCTAGAATCTGTACTCTGTCAGATAGTTGCTTTGCTAAATATTACCCAGAATGCACTTGATGGAAGTGAAAGTAGCATCTATGTGCGAGATGCTGTGCAAATGCTAAGTGCTGCACGTAATCTGGCTATTGAAGCAGAGCAATACCGAGCCGAATGGGAACAGCTAACCCTCGGTAATAGGTAGGATATTGTATGCTGAAGCGACAGGCCTTCAAATTCCAGCTAAGACCAAATGGTCAGCAGGAGCGCGATATGCGGCGCTTCGCAGGGGCTTGTCGCTTCGTTTTTAACCGCGCGCTGGCATTTCAGAATGAGAACCGTGAAGCCGGAAACAAATATATTCCCTATACCAAAATGGCTTCATGGCTCATTGAGTGGAAATCAGCGCCTGAAACACAATGGTTGAAAGAATCTCCCTCACAGCCGTTGCAGCAGTCACTGAAAGATCTGGAGCGCGGCTACAAGAACTTCTTCCAGAAACGCGCAGCGTTCCCCCGCTTCAAAAAACGAGACCAAAGCGATGCATTTCGCTACCCGCAGGGCGTAAAGCTCGATCAAACCAATAGTCGTATATTGCTGCCAAAGTTAGGGTGGATACGCTACCGCAACAGTCGTGAAGTCACTGGCGAAGTGAAAAATGTCACGGTCAGCCAGTCATGCGGTAAATGGTACGTCAGTATCCAGACGGAATACGAAGTGACTGCTCCCGCTCACCATGCAAAGTCAATGGTCGGGTTGGATGCCGGAGTCACGAAACTTGCCACACTATCAGATGGCACGGTATATCAGCCCGTCAACAGCTTTAAAGTAAGCCAGCGAAAGCTGGCAGTGCTCCAGCGACAATTAAGCCGCAAAGTAAAATTCAGCGCAAACTGGCAGAAACAGAAGAAAAAAATCCAGCGTCTGCACTCGCACATTGCCAATATCCGGCGCGACTACCTTCACAAAGTCACCAGTGAAATCAGCAAAAACCACGCGATGATCGTCATTGAGGACTTGAAGGTCAGTAACATGTCGAAATCGGCAAAAGGTACGGCAGAGCGGCACGGACGAAACGTCAGAGCCAAATCAGGCTTAAACCGTTCGATACTGGATCAGGGCTGGTACGAAATGCGCCGTCAGCTTGAGTACAAGCAGCTCTGGCGCGGTGGTCAGGTACTGGCGATACCACCTGCCTATACCAGTCAGCGGTGTGCCTGCTGTGGTCATACGGCGAAAGAAAACCGTCAAACGCAAAGTAAATTCGTGTGTCAGGTATGCGGCTACACCGAGAACGCCGATATCAACGGAGCACGTAACATTTTAGCGGCAGGACATGCCGTGCTTGCCTGTGGAGGGATGGTGCAGTCAGGCCGCTCGTCGAAGCAGGAACCCACCGAAATGATTCAGGCGAGAGCCTGAACGTAGTAGGAACCCATGTCCTTTAGGGCGCGGAGGATGTCAAACCACGGTTCACTATCCGCCGGTCGCATAGCGGGAAAATGGAGGCTATGCGACCACGGTCGCACAGGCCAAGAACCGGTATCCCCATTTAGGGATAAATCGTGTTCTATCCCCATAAAGGGATAACTGGTCTGCCACTGTAGAGCATAAGGCTGCCTTCGGGCGGCCTTTGTCTTTTTATCATCACATAATGGGGAAACTCATGCCTGATCGCTCAAGTAATCCGCCCAATGCATATCAACAACTCAATAATCCTGGCGCAGCAATCACTCAGCTGACCAGAGACATTGCTGAGAACAATGCAAACGCGACCCAGAAGAGTATTTCCAGCATTGGTACCCTGGCCTCAGGACCCGTATTAGAGCTTTCTGATAGTGCTCAGGATGTGCTGTATGCTCTTTTTTTCCGAGGTGCACTCGTATCTGGTGATATTCCTTCAAAAGCCGGCGCCTCCGCACTGCGTTCTCTGGGATTTGCCGAGACCGGCCATACAGCCACGCCATACAAAGGGGAAGACTATTTCACCTGGCTGACTCCTGCGGGGTATGCGTTCGCTATTGGGTATCTGGTTAAAACTCGCTTCGGCAAACAGCCTGCAAATGCAAAATCTTCCGGGCAGCCCTCGGTTCATCCGGAAGGATTAAGCATTAACAAAGCCATGATTAAAGGGAAGATCAGTAGCGCAGCCTATGTTTGCGGCAATACCATCGAGGAGGAAACGCTGTCGAAGGTTCTGGCCAATTCACTGCATAACGTTCCCCATGAGAAAGCTGGCGATGTTGCTGAACTACTGGCCAGGGCCGTTAAGTCTGCGTTTAGTGCGCTGGGGCATGCATCCGGTGAACAGGAAAAGGAACGGCCTAAAGAATCGGACTTATCCGTCGGTACTTTCAAAGTTTATAGCGAGGGAGAGGTGAAGGTGGCTTCAGGCTCTCCCTTAGCTGCTGAAATAGAAGCCGGGCGTGAAGATCGCAAAACAGCAGGGACCATTAATTTAAAACTGGAGCTGGATACCTCTGATGCCATCGAAAGCATTAATGGGCTGAGCAAAGAAATTTCAGATCTTGTTGATACTGCAATTGCCAACTCGCTCAAACCGGGTGGACGTCTGTACAACGTCGTGCGGGAATCTTCGTTTAACAGCTCGAATACTACCGCCCTTAACTCCCGTGTGACTGATCTTGAATCTTGTCTCAACAGCGCATGTGTTTTGATTAGTGATTTGTCTTGCCGTATTTCAGAACGTATCACTGGTGACGTACATGCCAGCCCGGTCTAAACGTCCATGCCGCCACCGGGGGTGTCCGGCGATAACCAACGACCCCAGCGGTTACTGCGATGCTCACCGGCAGCAACATGCTGGCGACGGCTGGCGCAACTACCAGGGCGGGAAAAGCCGGCATGAAAGGGGCTACGGTCGCCCCTGGGAAATCCGCCGCGCCAGAATCCTCCAGCGCGATAAATATCTATGCCAAAACTGCCGGCGTCATGGCATCGCCACCAAAGCGACCAGCGTCGACCACATCATACCCAAAGCGCGTGGCGGTACAGACGACGATTCCAATCTGGAGTCGTTGTGCTGGCCCTGCCATAGAGCGAAAACAGCAACAGAGAGAACCCGATGAATAATTTCAAAATTGAATACGTTGATGGCGCTTTGACCGTTCTGGAGACGGATGGCCAGTCACGGATGAATGAAGCCGTACATGGCATCCATTTTGAGCATGTCCAGGGCGGACGCCCCCTGCTGAAACTGACGATTGCGCATGATATTGCCCCGGCCTCGACCCCGGCCCCGGCTGCTGCGTCGGCTCAGGAACCTTTAGAGGGTGAGCTGGTACAGGAGCAACAATCCCCGCTGCCTGGCGGTCGCCGTTCCCGCCATCGCCGTGGAGGTAAGCAATGATGTATCAACGCACGGATCTGACGCTCTCCATGTTCTATGCATCCAGCGCTGATGCAGACGGGAACAAAGTGGCTACGTTG